GAATTATGTCCTATATTAATCAATACACAAGTACTTACACGCGATACTATTGAAATGAAAATATATCGTAAATATCCATATTTATTTAAATTAGATGACTAGGAGGGGGGAACCTAAAGGGGGGGGGCAAGGTACCCCCACCCACCCCCCCCTCCGTTTGTTTTTTTATTTATTTTTTTAAAAAATAGACAATAGGGGGGGGTTTGGGGGACCTTTTTTTCCCCACTTTAGGTTCCCCCCCCGCTAGTCATCTAATTTAAATAATTCTGGATATTTACGATATATTTTCATTTCAATAGTATCGCGTGTAAGTACTTGTGTATTGATTAATATAGGACATAATTCTTCCATTAATTCAATACTATTTTCTAATAAATATCTAGATCTACTAATAGCATCTAAAATTAATGATGATACATCTTCATCAATAAGTTCCTTAGATTTGTCACTAGCATATGAATATATATTTTTAGTACCCATACCATATGTAAGAACCATTTGTTGGGCTAATTTATGTGCTTCTTCTAAATCTTTACCAGCACCAGTAGTAACACTATTGTTAAAAAATATTTCCTCAGCTACGCGTCCACTAAGTAAAACAACTAAATGTGAAAATAGTTTTTCAGCAGTAAAAATATTAGCATCAATTTCATCGATTTCAAAAATAGTATAACCAGGTGTTTTAGGAGACCATAAATTTAAATTAACTTTACGCATTCTAGCATGTGATTTAGATAACATACCACTAATAGCATGACCTAATTCATGATAAGCAATACGTTTAATCATATCATCACTATAAATATTTTTGGTAACTTGAAATCCAGCTAATGATCTTCCCATAACACATTCTAAATCTTGTTTAGTAATCATTTCACGATTATCTCTTAAGGCCATTAACATACCTTCATTTAATAGATTTTCAATTTCAGCACCAGATAGGCCATTTGTCATTTCAATTAAGTCTGGTATTTTAATGATTTTTTCAATAGGTTTACCTTTAAGATGAATATTTAATATTTGTTCACGAGTAGCAGTATCAGGATTACCAATATAGACTTTTTTATCAATTCTACCAGGTCTTAATAATGCTTTATCTAATAAATCAATTCTATTTGTAGCACATATTAAAAAAACACCATCTGATGTTTTAAAACCATCTAATTGTACTAATAATTCATTAAGTGTATTATCTCTTTCAACATTAGCACTATCATCATTGTTTCCACGTGTTCTTCCTATTGCATCAATTTCATCAATAAATATAACACATGGAATATTTTTACTAGCTAATGTGAATAATTCTCTTAATTTAGATGAACCAACACCTACATATCTATCATGAAATTCACTACCGGAAGCATGTATAAATGAAGAATTAGTTTCACCACTAAATGCTTTTGCTAATAATGTTTTACCATTTCCTGGAGGGCCTTCTAATATTAAACCTTTTGGAATGCGTACATTAAATTTAGCATATTTTTCATAATTAACTAATAAATCAGAGCACTGCATAATTTCTTGTTTAACTAAATCATATCCACCTATATCATTAAAAGTAATATCTGAATCATCTAAGACTTCAAAATGTTGACTTTTTTTATCTTTACTTAATTTTTTACTTTGTTTAACTTGTTTAGCTAAATAAGATTTAACTCTTGAATTACCATGAAAATCGCGTAATGGCGATTCTTTAGTAGGTTTATCATATAATGAATTAGTAGAGTCTGAACTTGTATCAGATGGAATATCTTGATAAGTATCATTTTCACTACTAGATTGTGGCCATGGCTCATCATCAAATAACTGCTTATTTAATGTAATAATACTATAACGAAAAATACTGGGCCGAGAATTAATAACGAAGTTAGATGATTGTACAATCAATAAAAAATATATAATAGTATTAAATATATAATTTTTATTCATTATATTAAATATTATAATATATTTATTTAGTCAGTATAATTTATAACATTATTAATAGCACTATGTTTATTTATATGTGTAAAGTAATTAGTTTTTTCGGCAGTACCTTTTTGACCAATCATAGGTCGTGTATAATATGATACACCTCTATTATTTGAATCAATTTCAGCAAGTTTTTTATTTAATTCAATATCTTGTTGGCGTTGAAGTTCAATATGTTCGGTAATAAGTCTATGTTGTTGTTCATTAATAATATCAGAACCTTTATAAATAACAGTTTCATTACTTTTTTCACTACAAAATATATAAATATAATGTGGATGAATACCACCACTATTATATAGTGGATAAAGTGTAGTAGATGATTTAGCTTCAATACATAGAATAATACCATTTTCATCTTTAATAATAAAATCAGGAGAATCCTGTGAACCAAATGGTTGACTAATATATGTAAAATTAGGCATAGTTTCTAATACATAGTTTAAATCTTGTTTATCTTTTTTTTTAAGTTTAATACCATCGAACTGAAACATATTATATGAGTTAAATACATGTTCAATAGCAATTTCATGGTTAGCTGGCGCAGTAGTAAGTCCAGAACAAGCAGAGCAATTTTTATAATAAGGCATTTTGGAAATATCAGTAAGAATTTGTTTAAAAGTGTTATTAGTATTCGTAGTCATTATTATTTTTACTAATAACTAAAAATAAAAATAATAAATAATAAATCAATTTTTTTACCTATTCATCAGCAAGTCTAATAAAAATATTAATAAAGTCAAGATAATAATCAATAGCACCAGAAATACAGTCATTATTAAATGTTGTAGGTCTATATAAAATTAAGTATGTATCATAAATAATATATATACTAAGTATAATAATAAAACAAAATTTAATAAAATTACTTACAATATCATCTTGTATAAAAAATATATTAATAAGACTAATAACAATTAACATTAACAAGCCGAAAAATAAATAAACTCCATATTTTAATATATCAAAATTTAAATTAACTAATATAGCAGTAAAAAATAACATTAATCCAAAAATACTTATAGTAGATAATAAGCCAAATATGATAGTTTCATTAGAAACAGTATCACGGGCTAATGTAAGTAAAAAGCCTTTAAAAAATGCGAAAATAGAAAATAAGAAAAATTTAATAGGGAAGCTAGGTATATAAGCAATAAGACTTAATAAAAATATGCCAATAACAATGGGAACAATAAAAAAATATGTAATAGGATTTTTTTTTAAAAATGGATAATCTTTAATAAGTTTTTCTATTAATGGGTTATTTTTATCTTTTAATGAATAAAATACAGTAAATGTTAAGGTAAGTTGAAATATTAATACACTAAATATACAGATAAATAATGGTTGTTTTTGTTTAAATAAAGCTAATGTTTGATTTGTTAACATTATAATATATTATAATATAATATAATAGTATACAATGGTAGATTATGTAATAGCAATACCATCATATAAAAGATCAGAAACACTAAAAAGTAAAACATTAGCAATGTTAAAATCAAATAAAATAAATAGTAAAAAAATTCATGTTTTTGTCGCAAATAATGAGGAAAAAAAGATATATGAAGAAACATTAGATAAAAATAGTTATGGTAAAATAATTGTAGGCATAGTTGGAATGAAAAATATACGAAATTTTATATCTAATTATTTTCCAGAAAATACATATATATTAAATTTAGATGATGATTTGAGTAGTATAGATTATTTAGAAACTCCTAAAAAATTAAGTAAATTAAAAGGTTTAGATAAATTTATAAAAGATGCGTTTATTTATGCGGAGTCTCAAGGGGCAAATTTATGGGGTATATATGCTGTAGCGAATCCATTTTTTATGAATTATGGTATATCATCTGGCTTATATTATATTGTAGGAGCAATGTGGGGAAATAAAAATGTACATAAGAAAAAGATAAAAGTAACAATAGATGATAAAGAAGATTTTGAACGTAGTATATTATATTATAATGCGGATGGTTTAGTAATAAGATATAACTATGTGACAATAAGAACAAAATATTATAAAGAACAAGGAGGAATGCAAGTAACGCGTACAAGTGATCGTGTTACAAAATCAGCACATTATTTAATAGATAAATATCCAGCTTTATGTGAACTAAATACAAATAAAAAAAGCGCAAAAACGGAGTTAAAATTTAAGAAACAAAAAAATAATAAACGTTTAAAAATAGATAGTAAAGCTCCGTTATATAACAAAGTTAAGAAAGTTAGTAAAACAGAAAAAAATTTATAAAAAATAAAATATTTATTTTATATATAAATGTTATCATTTTTAAAAGCCCAACAAAAAAGATTTCAATCAGCAAGAAGAAGATTTATATCAAGAACTAGAAAAGCAAAAAGTGTAATGGAAAAAACAGCAAAGAAAAATCCTATTACCAAACATGCTGTTACATTAAGAAATAATAAAGTAGCAAGTGCAGTAAAAAATTTAGCAAATAGACGTGTTGTACGTAAAAAATTACGTTCAGTAACAAAAAAACTAAGACCTAAGAAAGTAAAAAAATTAATTAAAGAAAAATCAGTATTAGTAGGGGGACAAAAAGGTGGATCACAATGTGGACAACATACAGATGCTGCTGGAGGATCAGGAAATTATGCATTAGTAGGTGGAGGTCACTGCGCAGGACAACATACAGATGCTGCTGGAGGAACAGTAACAGAATATGCTGCTGTAGGTGGAGGTTACTGTAAAAAAGCTAAAAAAGGTAAAAAACGTAGTCATTAATTGAATAAGTATTATTTTAATATTAAAAATATAATATTAAAATAAATAATAATGAATGAAGAACAAAAAGAATATCTAAGAAAAATGAATAGTGAATATAATATAGAAGATACAACAGATAAAATAAGAGAAGAAAAACAAAGTCAATACTTAAAAGGTGATATAAATAATTTATTTATTTTAAAATTAAAATATTCAAATAAGGAAGAATTAAAAAAAGTATGTGACAAAAATTGTGAATATTTAAAAAATAAACAGCCAAAATTATATGAAAAATTATTAGGTGATGATTCAAATAGAACAATTGAGTTAACAGCAAAAATGATAACAATATTAGAACATATAGAAACAGGTAAAATAGATCAAACAATGGGATCATATCAATTTGGTGAAGTATGTAAAGAAATATTTATAGACCCAAAACTAGCTGAAAAAGATAATAAAGAAAATGATATAGAACCAGAAAAAATGTCATATAAAGATTTTAAAAATAAACAATGGTAATAAAGATAATTATTAATATTATTAGTATTAATAATACTAATAATATGGCATTAAAATATTGGACAGCATGGAATTTTGGATGGGCATTTGCTGAACATATGAAAATATTACCATATACAAATTCATTACATACATCACTAATAACTACATCAATAATGGGAGCTTATACAGTATATACAAATAACAAAACATATAAAATAAGAATAGGTAGAAAAACATGGGAAATAAAAGGAATAAAGTTATTTATAGGAGATTTAATATTTCATCATCTACCATTAATAATTGCTTTAAAATATAAAAAAAGAGAAAACATAAAAATAAAACGATGTGGAAGAAATGGATTAATACCAGTATTAATATGGTATAGTTATGTAAATTATTTTTATAATCCACATAAAATATATAATAAAAATATTCATAAACTATTAATATCATCAATATTAGTTTATCTAAGTCAAGGATTATATTATCATAAACATATACTATTTTATTTAACACCAACTTCCTTTAAATATGATTAAAGGGGGGAACCTAGGTTCCCTCTATTGTTAATTTAAAACTTAAATTTCTTTTTTTCAAAAAACCCTTTTAAATCTTTTTTTAAAAACTCATTTAATTTTTTTAAGAAACA